CCAAATCTTCGATCAATGACAGATGGTGTGTGTGCGACTTGTAGTCGCCAATATGGAATTGGAACGAGTGCATTTTTTACCTTTTTCACCACCTTTGAAAGAGAACTGCGGCAGGGGAAGGTGTAACCCTTTTCAATGCGGAGATCAACCCACATCTAGCCGTGTTCCAAATTTCATGTTACATCAATGTTTGATTCCAATGCAACTACTTTTTTTCCAATCCACCATTTGGGTGAGGGTTTGCACCGTTCCTCTAAGATCATTTCACTCTTATAACCTCTCGTGCAGTCCTCACAGATATTGACGGGTTCAGCTACGATTTTGGCGTAATTGACCCATTCACGGTAGTGCTGTTCAGAGGGGAAGCAATGTGGAAACATGATTTATTGTGCTAGATGTTGTATTTTCACACATTAGGGAAAGTCCTAATACACAGTGCTAGATGTAGTGATACAGTACATTCATTCCCCAGCACATCGCATAGGGTCTTTTAGGAAGCAAAGATGATTACAGCAATCGAAACCCAAGCAATTTATGGCCATTTTGACATTGACTTGTCACCAGCAGAAATCATTGAAATTACTGCTGACGCAAATGAATGGGAAATCAAAGACACGCGCAACCTCACCGCCCATGAATGGGTCATGCGTTGGGCACAATCTGACGCTTTTGAAAATGGTTGGAATCCATCTTTTTCTGAGCGTCTTGAATACGACTTTTCTCAGAATTAAGAGGGAGCAAATGAAAAATCTAACCTACACCACCGAAGTCCACAGCATCGACTACGGTTATCTCACGGTCGAGTTTGACTACTTCGAAGCCGATGATTCTGTTGGCCTCTCCGAAGTCTACGATTGGTTCGCATACACCACCGAAGATTTTGAAGATGAACCCGCCGGAACTGAGGTCACCTATGAACTCACCGCCGCAGATCAAGCACTGATCTACGCACAGATCAAGAAACACCACATTTCAATGATTGAGGACTTCCATGCTTAATAGAACCAAATTCCCCCGCACATTCACCGAAGCATTCCCCAACAGTTTGGAGAACGGTGCTTGCATTGAGATTCATGTCGCCCGTCTGACCATTGGAGATAAGGTAGCTCGTGTGGTGAGCCTCTTAGCCCTTATCGTGATTGCCCTTGACTGTTTTATTTGGAGACCCTAATGGACGCTGATTACATCATCAATTCTGTCAAACAAACCTCAGAGACTTTATACCGTGAGCATGATGCCGATCAAGTCGAACGACTGCTTTACCGCATTCAGATGTTGGAAGGTCATATTCGCGTGTTGGTCAACCACATCGATAACGCCCGTGACGAAATCAAAACCCTACAAACCGAACTTATTGCAAAGGATTCCAAATGAAAGTTTATAAAGCCATTAACGCTGTTCAATCAGAATTGTCATCTGTTGGCATCACAAAAGACCGTAGGAATATGCAGGGCAGCGGATATAACTTTAGGGGCATTGACGATGTGTATAACGCCATTGCGCCCCTATTGGCAAAGCACAGCCTTTGCATTCTGCCCCGTGTTCTTACCCGCGAGTGCGTTGAGCGAGCAAGCAAGTCGGGTGGCGCATTGTTCTATGTGACTGTTGAGGTTGAGTTTGATTTTGTCTCAGCGGATGACGGTTCTAAGCACACCGTCAAGACCTTTGGCGAAGCAATGGACAGCGGAGATAAAGCCACCAATAAGGCTATGTCAGCGGCATACAAGTATGCAGCCTTTCAAGCCTTTAGCATCCCTACAGAGTCCGATAACGATGCCGATGCCCATACCCATTCAGTAGCACCAAAGACCGTCCTTATTGCCCCTCTAATCGCTTCCATTGATGCAGCCACCACAGAGGAAGAATTGAAGGCAGCTTACTTTGAGGCCATCAAGGTAGCCGGACATGATGCAGCCGCAAAGAATGCCATCATTGTTGCCAAAGACTTGAAGAAAGCGAGTCTGTAATGGAACAAAATTCGCCGGAATGGTTCGCCGCCCGATTGGGTAAGGTCACCGCCTCTCGCGTCTCAGATGTGATGGCAAAACTCAAAACGGGGGGTTATGGTGCGTCACGGGACGATTACATGGCCCAACTGATTTGTGAGCGTTTGACGGGTGAAGTAGCTGAATCGTTTACTAATGCGTCAATGGCATGGGGGACAGAGACCGAGCCAATGGCCCGAGCGCACTACGAAATGGTCAATTCAGTATTGGTCGATCAAGTGGGGTTTATTGCTCATCCGGACATTGAGAAAGCCGGAGCCTCTCCCGATGGGATTGTGGGCAATGGAATCATTGAGATCAAGTGTCCCAATACTTCCACCCACATCGACACACTGCTAAACAAAAAAGTCCCCGCAAAGTACATCAAGCAAATTCAGTTTCAGCTTAGATGTACGGGTAAAGAATGGTGTGATTTCGTTTCCTTTGACCCGAGACTAAAGGGGTTGGAAATGTTCACCAAAAGAGTCGAGCGAGATGAGAAGCTAATCAGCGAAATGGATGCCGAAGTGGTGAAGTTTCTCTCCGACCTTGACGAAAAACTTGAACTTTTAATGAAAGAAAAAAATGGCACTGCTTAAAGAAGTCACCGTAGTTGCGGGTACATACACCAACGCAAAAGGCGAAGAAAAGAAACGATACATCCGCATTGGGTCTGTCATCGACACAAAGAATGGCCCCATGCTGAAACTCGATGTAATGCCCATCTATGCGGGGTGGGACGGTTGGGCATACATGAACGACCCTAAGCCCAAAGAGCATAAAGGCTTACCCGCCGATAACGATGAGGATATTGGGTTTTGAGTCCGGAAGATGAAGCGTTTGAAGAACTCAGTCGCAAACAAGGCGATTGGGGTCTTCAAGGGTCGCGCAAACACCAAATAATCCGATACGCTGAAACCAATGCGCGAAACGAAGTGATTGAAGAAGTCGCCCAACACATTGAGAAATGCACTCTAGCCTTTGGCAAAGACACCATTCAATCGTTTACTGTGTACATCAGAGGACTCAAAACAAAATGAAAGCACCACCTCCGAGCAAAGAACTTTGTCTCATGATGGCAAAGATTAACTATCCCCGTGATTCCGCACTTAGTTGGACATGGCTATTTGCATGGGGATTTCATGATATGTATGTTGATGGTTGGTATGAAGATTGGAAACCATGACACAAGACGAAATCGACACTATGTGGCAACAGGCTATGAAAGAGTCAATCAAAGATGGTGAGATGTATACCCGCTATCACTTTGCCAAACTGGTAGCAGAGAAAGAGCGTGAAGCGTGTGCAAAGATGGTAGACCACATTCTTAAAGAAGGTGGTGGCACATACGGCGATGCCATTAGAGCAAGGGGACAAGCATGAAAGCAAGACAAGTATTTATCGCCCTAATGACGGGCAAAGGTTATTCAGCAGAAGAACTACATTGGGACGGTAAGAAATTTACTAACTCTGCCATCACGACAAGATGGAATTACTTTTTATTGGGGTGGGAAATGCGGGGGGTTATGTGATCGAGACCGTTCTAATCATCTTTGCTTTGGGATTCTTAGGAATCACACTAGCCATTTCTGTCATCTGTTTTATGGTTTGGCTTGCCCTCAATGAATCCTAAGAGTACGAATAACTCCGGCATGAAGTGCCCCGAGTGCGGAGCAATCTCGTTTGTTCAACACACTAAGACCGTTGAGAATATGCTTGTCAGACGAAGGGAGTGCTTCAACGAACACCGCTTTATCTCACATGAGACCATCCTTAGAATGGTCAAGCGTCACAAAACTGATAAGGCTTGATTGGTGTGGTTAATCCTATCGTCAAGCCCAATAGTCCCGCCGTTGATCTTCTTTGTGAGACCCGTCCAATTCGCTTCTTCCGCGAGACGGTTGCAGTCATGTGTAGACCAAAACCATCCGGCGGTAAGTGCGGCGTATTTCGGAGTGGCGACTAGATCGGGTTCCATCACGAAATCTACTCCGAGTGCTTGTCCCGCATGGAAGTAATTAGCGTGTCCGGTAAGCTGAATGCAGCCTCTACCTCTGAAACGATACCCGTCCCCGCTAGCTTCATCTCTGTTGCCCATACGACCGCTATACACGCTGTTGGCGATCTTTTTAGGATTACGAGAATACTGATTGGCAAAGTCCAAAGTGGGAAACCTTTTAGGCCACAGCTTCATCAGCGTTTCTGCGCGATAGTTTAGGTTTTCTTCCAATGTCTTGAAGTGTCCGCATTCATGTCCGCATTGCCCGATGAAGGCAGCTTGTTGGCGTTTGGTGGAGATGTTGAATCTGCCAAATGTCTCATTAAGTGCATCGACCCATTCAGCCCCAATGTGGAGTTTCTTTAGTTGTTCAGCGGTTAGCATTCATCACCTCCATCACTTTGTTGTACGAGTCAATACACGCATTTAGCTGTGCTGTGTTTCTGTCCCCTTGAGCCACTATTTCGT